ACCCTCGTCCGACGGCGGACGTCTTTTACTTCCTTTACCAGCCATTTTTACTATTATATATTATGAATTCTCTTTATCAAGTTTTATTTCAATCGATTGAAGTACATTGTTGAAATTGTCTACTATCCAACACACTCCAGCACTGACAAATGGAAACAAAATATATTCATTTTTACTAACAAAATATACAATAACACCCGCCCAGAAGCCTAAGCACAAACTACATTTAAATAATTCTCGTATAAACTTTAATTTTGTAACAATTTTTCTAGGAAAATTAAGAATAGTACCATATTTAAGAATAAACATTAAACCAACACACGCTAATATATCAATAATAATTATTATTTACCCTCCTTTAAGAGATCATTTAAAGCTTCATCAATTAATTTAGCTTGAGATATATCCATCGTAACAACATTCCCGGAATCATCTGTAATTTGTACCGTTTTCTTGTCTTTACGTAAGGATAACTGTGGACAACAAGCCTTACCACCGCATAACAAAATAGATTTCATATAATTATTTATAATTTAATTTCATAAATATTCCTTTATTTTATCTGCTATTAATTTAGCACCAGCTTCGTTCGGATGTTTTCCATCAGCACACAAGTTATTGTGTTTAAACCAATTGGTATTAAAATTTTTTTCATAAATATATGTAACATTATTATCTTTACAGTAATTAGATAATGTATTCTTAAACCAGTCTTTACCGTATTCATAAATTAACGGAATTTTAGTCTCCTCATACCGTAAAAATATAATTTTAGCGTTAGGCCATTTATTACGAATCATATTAACATTTTCGTTTACACCATTAAGCGCCTTCTTTAAATATCTCTCACGCTCCTCAAGTCCAAAGATTTTATTTTCATGCCATAGTTGATGCCATAAGAACTCTTGTTGCATAAGCAGTTCTTTATCCCATGAGACTTTATGATTAGCCTTGTAGCTCTTATATCTAAGGCCGAGACTCACTAATATATTTCTTAAGGAGCGCGGTTTTCCATTATATTTATACTTTTCAATCACCGGGTGATCTTCAGATCTGATATCCCAGACCTCGTCAATTTGTAAAGTAGCTTTATAAAACTCTTCATCAGTTAAATCTTTTAATAATGGCTGTCTAGCGGGATGAGGAATTTGATAAATAAAATGTGTTAATTCTTTATCACCAAAATAGGAATCATATATTGTTAGATGATTGTTACTTATAATTTTTGGGTGTTTATTATTAATAAAAGTTTTAACTCTATTAATCTCAACACCAGAACCGGGCATTGCAATATTATGTACTTCTTTTGGTAGAAAGTCGCAATATGAGGTCGTACCTGAATCCCTTGTAAGCGCTGAAAAAGAGCAACCATTGTTTAAAATAACCATATTATTATAAATATTTACAACTATATGACTAAACCAAAAGGTATTAATTTTTATGATGATCTTGGATTTGGGGCGGATGGTTTAATATTTGATCCGAGAACGAGAGTAAAAATGAAATTAAAAGATGAGCCTGGATATATTATATTATGTGCTGGGTGTTCTTTTACTCATGGTCGTAAAGGTAATGAATGGCCATATGCCAGTCTTTTACCCGGGCAAACCTATAATATTGGAAGACGGGCTGCTGGAATACAATCTCATCCTCTAGAAAAATTTATTCAAAAAAATAAAGATGTAGAATTAACACATTTTATTTATCAAGTACCGAGTCCAGATAGACAGCCGGTAGATTTAAATGAATGTAGATCTGAATTCATGACAGGTCATGGGCACCCGAATATTTCAGTAAGTAAACAGTTAAAAAAGTTAAATACAAAACCATTTGAGCAGAAAGAAGAGTATTTAAAAAAGGCCGTAAGTCAAGTGGATTATAATATTAATGTTGTTCGTAATAGATGGCCTAATGCTAAAATTATTCTTTTACGGTACGAGCATAATCTCGAGCCATTAATGTATGAATTTTGTAAAGATTTTTATAAAACTATGTTAGCAGATTATTGTAATAATCAAAAAAAGACAGGATCAGCTAATATTACATACATATATGAAGATAATTTTCAGACTAGTTATTTTAAGAAAAATGGTTATGGCGCTGAGCATGGCTGGCAGAAGATTGTTGGAGTTCATCCTAATAAAGCAGGAGCTCAATTAATAGCAGATAAAATAAAAGAGTATCTATGAAATTACTATATAGAATAAAATTAAGATATCTACAACTTAAACAATGGTTTTTAAAAAAGTTTAAGAAAGATTATGAGGACAATATTTATCCTTTTTGGTAATTTAAATTTATGCCATATTTGATAAAAGATAATAAAAAGATTATTTTTATTAGAATTACGCGGACTGGTTCTACTAGCTTATTAAAATCATTTATGGTGGATGATTGGGATTATAAGACTATTAATTGTGATTATATGCATCGCTCGTTTCATTATCATGTTAAAAAGCTAATTGATCATAAAGTAGATATAAATGATATTGATTACATGTTTACTATATTGAGAGATCCTATAGAGAGACTTGAATCTTTCTATAGGTTAATATGTAAACGATCTAGATTTTGGAAAAAAACATATCCTACAGAATTATTGTTTCTTAATTCTTCGACAGATACACCTATTAATATAAATGAATGGTGGAGTATCTTTAAAGATAAAATATATTATGACCATAGATCTAGACCTCAAGCATGGTGTATTAATAATATGTTAGATTATTCAAACATAGACAAAGATATTTTTATATATAAAAAAGATACATTTAAACAAATATATAATGTATTAAATAAAAAATTAAATATTAATTTAATAGAGAAACATTATGTATTTGGAAGATCAAAAGATAAAACATATCCCTGGCCGAAACAAACGTTTTCGGATAAAATAAAACACGAAATACGTGATCTTTATAAAGAAGACTATAAATTAATAACGGATTTACAACCAAATAGTTAATTAAGTTGACTTATAAATCGAGTATGCTATAATGATTCATATGAATGAGGAGTTACTTCAATACGCCAATCAAAATCGGCCTCGAACTGACGAGGAAAAAGAACATATAATCAATAATGCCGCTATAGCGTACGAAGGATATATGGACGCCTTAGGGTTTGATTGGAGAAATGATCCTAATAGTTCAAATACACCACTAAGAGTAGCAAAAGCATTTGTAAATGACTTAGCAGAAGGATGTTACACCGAACCTCCGACGATAACTGCATTTGATAATATCGATAAATATGATGGTATTGTATTTCAAGGTAATATTACAGTACATTCTTTTTGCTCTCATCATCATCTACCATTTATAGGTGTTGCGCATGTAGCATATATACCGGGAAGAGAAGGTAAGGTGATTGGATTAAGTAAATTAAATAGAATCGTTGAATGGTTTGCGAGACGACCACAGGTACAAGAGAATCTAACTATGCAAATCCATACACATATAGATAAAGTATGTGATGAAAACAATGGTGTAGCAGTATTAGTAGAAGCTAATCATATGTGTGCATGTGTAAGAGGCGTTAAACACGATAGTACAATGAAAACTGCTAGAATGTCAGGAGCATTTTTAGATAAAACTGATCTCACAAGACAAGAGTTTTATAATTTTGTAAGAGATTTAAAGTGAGTCAAATACTTGTTTTATTTGGGCTGGATCAACGTGATCTGGAATATCATGCTGTATCATCTCGAAATTATCGAAATTATCTCTAATATTGCTAGCACTATAAGGTTGACCAGCTGCATCTAAAGTAACATCGACCGCGGTCTCTGCTGGATCAAGAATATTTAAACCTAATCCTTCTTTTTCTGCCCATGATTGCGCATATGACCATCTCTTCCAATCATCATCTTTTTTGCTAGCGCCTAGAACAACTGTAGTCCCTTGCTCGAGTGTCTTAAGAGATTCATACGCCGCGGTGACGGGTGATGGATACTCGGAAACACTAACAGTAACGTTATTAAGAGGTTGAACATATAGTTCAAATATTTGCAGGGCGGCAGCTGGAGTAATTAATTTATTATCTTTTGTTCTTCGTTCGCTTTTTGCAGATGGAGCTGAAATTAAAACATGAACTTGACCAGTAGGCCATAATTCACTATAACTCTTAACCATCTCGAAATGGCCTTTATGAGGTGGCTTAAAACTACCAGGTACAATAACGACTACTCTATCGTTTTTTTTTAATAAGCCTTCAAGAACAACGTCAGCCTTAGAGACAAAACTCTCATCGAGACCATAATCAACAATAATTTTACGTATAATTTTAGCTACTTTTTTTGTATTTTCTGGTTCAGCGGCCCTATTAATAACCTCTCTCTCCATATCTGTTAGCCCTACATCTTCTATAGTTACAAATAATGCTTTTCGAGCAAGATTTACTAAGAATGTTTCACCTTCTGTCGTCAACGGCTCTGGCGCCGCTGGTTCAGGAGCTGGAGGAGGTACGGGAGGAATTCCACCAGGTGGAGCTGATGGTACAAAATCCCCACCAGTTGGTGGTCCTTGAGCAGGAACGAAATCTTGTGGACCAGCTTCTGAAGCTATTTTTTGTTGTGTTTTTTTAATCTTTTTAGTAAGTGTAGTATTTAACTCAGTATCTGCATCCGCTAATTCCTTTTCCTTATCAGTAGCTTTTCCAGCTTTTGCCTTTTTCTTAGCATTAGCAATACGTGCATTTTGAGCTTCTTTCTCGTTTTCCTCAGGAGTATTACTCCCAATATGCAGTTCGGCGATTTTTTTAAGAAATTTACTCATCTTAATTATTTATAGCAACGAAAGCTTATTTCTTATGTCATTGAAGTATGTTTTATCTAAAAACGTTAATTCATAGTACTTACAAAAATATTGTAATTTACTGAAATAAAACCGGGTTGCTTGTATCTTGTTAAGTCTTCTCATTAATAAAATGTTCAACTCTTCACTTATACCATTACATTTAAGCTTTTTCTTAAAATCATTAAAAGGTATAGGTTCTTGTAATACAATAACAGGAAATTTCTTTATAAACAAATCTAAAAAAGAAATATAATTCTTATTTAATGTATTCATAATATCAAAATATATTACCGGTTTATTTTTCTTATTATGAGTCTTGAGTACCTCACACGTATAATATATAAAATAGTGAAATATATACTTCTTATGTTGTTTATTATTAAATTTTAATTCATCGTCGAATTCAGATATTTTATCTATAGATAAATTATGAATATACTCTATTACAGGAGTAAAATTAACAATATTAAAGAACGACCCGTTAAGCTTAACGCTCAATTGCGGAGTCGTTATTAAGTCTTCTAATTGCATCTACGTTTTTCTCCCAGAAATTTGTATAATCAATTATAACATAATCTTTTGTATAACGCAAGAAGTTTTTAAACTGAAAATAATGAGCAATATTTGTATGAAACAGTATATAACTACCTTTTCTAGTAACCTTAATTATTAGAAACCATAACTTACCGCTTTCTGCTTGTTTAATCCATTTGTCTAATGTTTTATTTTGAGTGAACAATTTATGGTAATCAAACGTTTTATAGTTTTTACATTCTAATTTAAACTTAGACATGCATGGAGGTACCATAATATCTCCATCCATCATACGTTTTTGAGATTCAGTTAATTGATCAAGTCGGTGAAAATTAGCGCCTCCTGTATAGGCACCGGAATTTGGAACTCTAATAAAGTTCTCATTAAATACTTCGCTTAAATCTTTTGCAACTTCTCGCTCCCAAACGTTACCTTTTTGCTTGGCTGCGCTAGGCATATATAGTTACTTATCACTTAGCTAGACTTTGCAAGTTTTCTTTTTTTACGTTTTTTCTTTACCTTACCCTCGCGCTTTATAGTAGCTCCCATAACTTTAGGTAATCTCGCATCACCTGGAGAATATGTATCAGCAGTTGTATACTCACCACCACCTTGTGCTCCTCCAGCTCCCATACCAGCTGAACCAACTGTGTTATCAGTTAAGTACTGGGTCACCACCTGATCAAATAACTTAAGAGGCATATTAAATATTTATCGCTTTAAATATAATAAGTTGCCTTTTTTAAAAAAATACTATAATAAATAAATGGAAATTGGTGATATTATCGATCAATATCTTAAGGAAGCGAGTATAGATACTAATTTGGACCGCTTAGAAGTTACATCTACTCAGGAGCAATTATTAGCCAATAAACATAAATGGTCGGCTAGATTAATTAACCATAAAATTAAATTAAATAATTTTAAATTTAAAAGATCATCACTTCTAGAAGAGTATATAGTTGAATATCAAGATAAAGAGCCAGTACGTGTAAATAGATCTATTGCAGAAAGAGCAGTTGAAAATAAGAAAGAAATAAAAGCTGTAGATTTAAAAATACAAAATGAAGTTCTTATCATTAGCTTCTTAGAAAATATATATAAAAATGTAAGTTTTGCTACGAATGATATAAAGAACCTAATAGAGTTAATGAAGCTTGAAACTCAATGATAGATATAACGTTAAATTCAAACTCTCAAGCAATATTAGAAGGACCTGAATTAGATATTATCAGAGAACACTTTAGCGTAAAAAACGAAGCAGCACATTTTCAAAGAAGGTTTGGCAGGTTTGTTCCCTCACGTACATATGTAATTACTCAACAAGGTAAATTTGATATTGGATTATTAGTAGAAATTACAAAATTCTGTAAAACGAAAGATATAGAAATTAATCTCTCAAAAGAAATAAAAAATGCGTTAATACCTACATTACGTAAAGATAATATTATTGATTATAATCTAAAATTAGAATATAGAGAGTATCAACAAGATATAATTAATAAATGTATTGATAGAGGAAGAGGTACTATAGTATTAGCTACAGCAGGTGGTAAGACTCTCACAATGGCTGGTTTATTAGAGTTTTACTATAATAACTATAGTAAAAATTTTAGAGGATTAGTTATAGTACCAGACTTAGGATTAGCTAATCAAACTATATCTGATTTTGAGGAATATGGTGTTTCTTTTTCTACTACTAAATACACCGGGAAAAATGAATTAAATCTATCTCGTAATGTTATTATCGCTAATCTAGGTATATTACAAAGCTCTAAGCAAGATTTATCATGGATACAACATATAGATTTTTTAATTGTAGATGAAGTACATAAATTAAGGAGAGGAAATAAAATAAATAATATTCTCAAAAAAATTGACACTTCACACCGGTTCGGGTTTACTGGTACTCTGCCACCAGATCTATTAGATAAATGGAATATTTTTGGTAAGATAGGTCCTCAATTATTTGAAAAAAAAGCTCATCAACTAAAAGATGAAAAATATGTTGTACCAGCTAGAGTACATGTATTAGAACTAAACTACGATACACCATCGACACAAATATATCATGGAAATAATTCTAACGCATATTATTTACAAGAAAATGAATTCATACGTAATAGTCACTTTAGAAATAACTTATTAGCGAAACTCTCAAGCAAATTAGATAATAATGCACTTATATTAATTGATTATATAGAGCATGGAGAATTACTACTTAGCACGTTAAAAGACGTCTGTAAGACTAAACGAGTATATTTTATTAGAGGAGAAGTGGCTATACAAGAGCGTGAAAAAATACAAACATTAATGGAGAAAAGAAGGGATATAATAATTGTCGCCATCTCAAAAATATTTTCCACGGGTATTAATATTAAAAACCTACATTATATAATGTTTGCTAGCGGTGGAAAAGCAAAAATAAAAATAATACAAAGTATAGGCCGCGGCCTACGGTTGCATACTGATAAAAAAGAGCTTATAATATTTGATATTGCTGATAATTTACGTTACGGGCAGCGACATATGGAACAGCGACTATTATTATATGATAGTGAATATATAAATTATAAGTTTACACAGTACCATGAAACCAACTAAAAAACCAATTAAAAAAAAGGCAAAATCAAAAAAACCTAATAAGAAGACCTATTATGTTAGTCCTAAAAAATTTTTACAAAATCTAAAAGACTATTATGAAACAGACGACTTAATTGATGAATTAGCTACATCAGTTTATAAGATTGCCGTGGGTTTAAGTTATTCTCCTAACTTTATAAATTATAGTTATAAGGATGAAATGATTGGTGATGCTGTTGTAAAAATGGTCGCTGCAGTAAAAAACAAAAAATTTAGAATTGACTCTCCATCAAATCCGTTCTCATATTTTACTACTATTGCCTATCACGCTTTTATTAATAGAATAAAAAAAGAAAAGAAATATAGGGAAACAATTCTCGATTATCAAGAACAAGTTTATGGAAACATGGCAAGAGAAGAGGCAATAGAAAATAAAGCACCTAATAAAGACTACGACAAAGAATTATACATTTAATGTCAGAGGAAAGTAACAAAAAAATCGGATTCTTTTCTGATTTACATATTGGATGCCATCAAAATAGTGAAAAGTGGCACGATGTTACTTTAGAGTGGGCGAAATGGTTCACAAGTGAACTAAAAAAACAAAATATTACTAATTTGTTTTTTGGAGGTGACTTTTTTCATTATCGAGATGAAATAAATGTAAAATCTCTACATTTTGCTAATGATGTATTAGATTTATTTAATGAGTTTGAAGTAATTATGATTCCTGGTAATCATGATGCTTATTATAAAGATAATTCTACCGTACATTCATTATCTATTTTAAATAATAGAAAAAATATTAACATTCTTGATAAACCAACTGTAAAAACTATCTTCAATAAGCAGGTTGGCTTCTGTCCATGGGGTACAAATATAGATAAAGTTCCAGAATGTGATTTATTAGTAGGTCATTTTGAAATTGAAAATTTTAATTTTAATAGTTTTAAGATATGCGAGACAGGTATTCAATCATGTGACTTACTAACGAAGTCTAATCTCATAGTATCTGGCCATTTCCATAAACGACAACGCCGAAAATACTCAAATGGAGAGATAATTTATGTTGGAAACCCGTTTGAAATGGACTTTAATGATATTCAGGATCAAAAAGGGTTTTATATATTTGACTTAAATGATCAGAACATAAAATACACCTTTATTGAAAATAAAGTATCTCCTATACACGTAAAAGTAAACTTAAGCGAGCTTGAAGAATTAAAAACAATAGCAAAAAAAATAGGCTGGTCTAAGTTAGCTATAAAAATTGTTATAGACAAAGATATAAAAACAAACTTAATAGATAAAATAATTGCTTCTATAAATTTTGAAGCACCGTTTTCTTTAGTAACAGATTATTTACATAAATTTAATATTGGTGACAATATTGAACTATCAAATGAACTCGGTGACTTGAATGTTAAACAATGTATTATAGAATATGTAGAATCATTAGATATAGATAATAAAGAAGAAGTAATACAAAAAACTGTACATCTGTATAATCAGTTTTCATAGTGTATGAAATATATAAATTTTAATACAATAAAAATTAGTAACTTTCTATCAGTAGGTAAGGAACCGATTGAAATTAATTTTCAAGCAGGACTAAACATAATTACTGGTGTTAATAAAGATAAAGAGGATAGAAGAAATGGTGTCGGTAAGTCAACGATTGCTGATGCTATACATTTTGCTATTTTTGGTGAAACAATACGAGAAGTCTCAAAAGATTTTATTGTAAATGCTATAAACAAAAAAAATACATATGTTGAGTTACATTTTTCAATAAATGAAAACAATAAAGCAAATAATTATCGAATTGTACGTAAGTTAAAACCTACGAAGTGCTACCTTTATGCTGATGGTATAGATGTAACTGAAAGTACTATACCTAATACTAGCAAGAAAATAAGGAGTATACTAAGTTGTTCGCCAGAGGTGTTTCAAAATTGTGTTATAATGTCACTTAACACTACATTACCTTTTATGGCCCAAAGAAAGGTTGAAAAAAGAAAATTTATTGAAGGTATTTTAAATTTAGAAATCTTCTCTGAAATGCTTTTAAGTGCTCGATCTGAATATAACAACGTCCAAAAAAAATATGAACATATTACGAAAGATTTTGACCATGCAACTAATATTTCTAATCTTCTCCGAGATCAAAAAGATAAAATTTTAACTAATATTATTGAGCAAAAAGATAAAATTAATGATAGAATAAAGATTATTAATGAAGACATAGAACAAAACAAAACAAAAATTAAAACTATAAATAAAAATTTGTATAGTAAAAGTAAAGAAAAGTTAATTTTTATAAAAAATAAATTAAAAGATATACAAGACCAGCTAGATACTATTTCAAATAAAATTACAGAGCATCAAACTGAAATAAAATTTTATAACAAACAAGCCTCGAGCATTGGTACTGATGATGATAATTGTCCAATATGCTTACGACAGATTACAAGCAAAGATAGAGATCATATAACGCAAGAGAAAAATAAAATTAAAAAGGATATTAATAATTGCGAGCAAGATATTGAAAGTCTCCTCCACCAGCGAAAAAATATTATTAATTTAAAGGAAAATAATATTACAGCCGAGTCCCAGCTTAACGAGTATATCTCTACAGTAAAAACGGTTCATAATAATAATAAAATAACCGTCGCGTATATTAATAGTCTCAAGAGTGACTTGGATAAAAACAAGAAGGAGCTACAGGAAGTAACGGAGAAAGAAACTAACCTAGAAATAAAAGAATTAAATAATAAGTTAAAAATTAAAATAGAAGAAGTAACTGAACTAGAACAAGCGTCAAATAATATATATTCAGATTTAGAAATTTTAGAAATAGTAAAATACGTCTTATCAGAGGAAGGCATAAAGTCGTTTATTGTGAAAAAGATTTTAGATGTGTTAAACAACCGGTTACTGTATTATTTGCAAAAAATGGATGCGAATTGTGTTTGTAGATTTAATGAGTATTTTGAAGAGGAAATTGTTAATGAGAAAAATGAAGAATGTTCTTATTTTAATTTTTCTGGCGCCGAAAGAAAAAATATAGATCTTGCTATTTTATTCACATTTATAGATATAAGAAGGTTACAAGGAGATGTTGCTTATAACTTATTAATGTTTGATGAGCTATTAGATAGTTCATTAGATGAAAAGGGAGTAGAGCTAGTTTTAAATATAATTAAAGAACGAGTAGATACACATAAAGAGAGTATATATGTAATCTCTCATAGAAAAGAATCAGTCAAGTCCGCATCCGGTGAAGTTATTATTCTAGAAAAGAAAAATAGCATTACCACTCGGGTGGATTTATCCAGTAATTAGTAATAAATTTATATAATGATTACGCCTTATCAGCATACAAACCGACTTCCGTTTTCACCACCGATACCCGGTAGCCCATCCCTCTCTCTTACACAACCAACATACAAAGAATCATTAAAAAAAACCGGGCATGCCGCACCTGATCTTCCCCGTGGATTAAATTTTTATGCTGATTATTCGGGTTGTGGTCATTGGAGAATGATATGGCCAGAATTATTACTTAATTGTTATTGTAAAGCTAATGTGCAAGGTGGTACTGTAATGATCGGAGATAAAAACTTTTATAATGGAATTAAAACAGTTCGCATTCAACGACAGGCAACTGAATCTCAAGCAAATTATATAAAGTGGTTACATGAGCTAGCTAAAGAACTTAAATTTAAAATTATATATGAAATAGACGATATAATATTTAAAGAAGACATACCTCATTATAATAAATTTAGATTTGCATTTGAAGACCCGAAAATAAGACAAACAAGCATGGAAATTATGCAGATATGTGATGAAATTACTGTAACTAATAAATTCATGCAAGATTATTATATTGAAAAAACAGGTAATAAAAATGTAACAGTAGTACCTAATTTTATCCCAAAATTTTGGATGGATAGATATTTCGACTTTACAAAAATTAAAGACAATTATCAGAAATATAAAAAGAAGCCGCGAGTAGTTTATTGTGGAAGTGGTGCTCATTTTGATATTGAAAATAGAATTAAACAAAAAGACGATTTTTATCATGTCAACGACGCAATAAGAAAAACAGTAGATAAATTTCAATGGGTGTTTGTAGGTGGGTTCCCATTAACTCTAAGAGATTTAATTCAACAAAAAAAGATTGAATATCATGAATGGACTAATTTAGTAAATTATCCTGAATACATAAATAGTAAGAACCCTACTGTTTTCTATGCTCCATTAGAAGATAGTAATTTTAATAAAGCAAAGAGTGATTTAAAATTCATTGAAGGTTGTGCATTAGGTATCCCGACTATTTGTCAAGATTTATGTACGTATGATACTGCATTTCATAAATTTAAAACAGGAGATGATTTAGTAAGCAAAATAGAATATCTAACTAGTGATTATAAAAAATACATAAAAGAAGTAAAGCGCGCCCGAAGTTATATGAAATCCCGGTGGATGGAAGATAATATTAATTTTTATACGGAATTATACTCACACCCGTATGGATCTTCAAAGAGAAAAAATCTTAATCGCTTAAACGGAATTAGTTGATTTATTGTTTTATTTTCCTTATACTATAAGCAATGTATAGGAACTTAGCATACATACCAAATCAACGTGTCATGCGTTTATATACATGGGACGAAAACGGTGTTAGGATTGAAACAGATTGCCCGTATCAGCCATACTTCTATTCGGAGACAAATTCAAATCGATATGACGGAACATCGTTATATGGTACGAAACTCCGGAAACACACCGCTAATAGTGAACTAGATAGAAGAAAAAAAATTGAAGATCTTAATGATCATAAAATTTATGAAAACATTTCCCCCTATCAACAATTTTTAGTTGATAGGTTTTGGGAGATAAGTGAAACAGACGATTTTACTAAATTCCCTCTTAAGATATGGTTTTTTGATATAGAGACATATTCCCCAGACGAGTTTCCAAAACCTGAAGAAGCGAGTCATATGATTAACGTAATCACAGTATACGATACTGTAGAAAAAACGTATTTTACATGGGGAATTAATAAGTATACACCAAAATCTGATGACGTAAAATATACTCATTGTAAGAATGAAACTGAGTTATTACAGAAATTTTTAGACTTTTATTGCAAAGAACGACCTGATATTTTATCTGGATGGGCTAGTGAGGTTTTTGATATTCCGTATGTAATTAATCGGGTTAGAAACATACTAGGTGAAGACGCTACTCGGTTATTTTCACCAGTACATGATGAAATTATGAAGCCAATCTACCAACGAGTGTATCGTGGTAATTTTGGTAAACAAACATCAAAATATGTGGTTGAGGGGGTATCAATGCTAGATTATCTTGATGTATATAAAACCTTCAGTCTGGGCATGAAAGACAGTTATAAGCTAGATAACATAGCTCACATAGAACTAGGAGAGAACAAGGTAGATATAGGAGAAACTAACCTTGCAATGCTGTCTATCAATGATTGGGACAAATTTGTTGACTACAATATTCATGACGTAAGACTGCTAGTTAAACTTGAAGCTAAGCTTATGTACATGGACCTGGCAAGAATGTTATCATACATAGGATTAACCCCGTTTAACGCAGCTCTTGGTACTATTAGTACAGTAAACGGTCGTGCAATTGTTGAAGCAAGAAAGTCAGACCCACCCCGAATCATCCCAACTTTTATAAAAGGAGACGACGGGTCTGGTAAATATGAAGGTGCATATGTAGGTGAACCAAAACCCGGGTTCCAAGAGAATGTCATATCATTTGACGCCAACTCACTATACCCTAGTGTAATGGTTACTCTCAACTTAAGCCCAGAAACTAAAGTTGGAAGCATTGTTGGTACTGATAACGGTAGAGTGTATATAAAGACAGTAAATAACAAAGATATTGAGATGACTTATAGTGATTTTAATAAATGGTGTACTAAAAATGACATAGCAGTAACGAGAGCTAAAAAACTATTTTCACAGAAAACCAAAGGGATTTTCCCGCAGATTACAGATCACTTCTATGACATAAGAAAAGGAAAAAAACAACAATGGAACGAGGCTCGTGAGAAAAAACATCAATTATCTCTTGAGCTTAAAAAGGAAAAAAGACAAACTGAAAAAGAAAAATTAAAGAAAAAAATTGTAGAGACACAATTCAAGATCGATCAGCTTTGGATCTGGCAATTCACGTTAAAAATTCTTATTAACCGTATTTATGGGTATTTTGGTAATAAAAACTCTGCTATGGCTGATGGTGACATCGCCCGGTCAATTACGTTAACAGGACGGGATGTCATAAAACAAAGCAATATTATTTTAAGAAATTATATTAAAAGAAAAACTAATTTAACTGATAAAGATCTTGAAAAAAATGATCCAATCATTTATAATGACACAGATAGTTCATATTGTACTATTACTCCTTTACTCGACCACAAAGGAATATCACTACATAAAGATAATAATATTAACGAAGAAGTATATACTCTTGTTCAAGATATAGAAGACGATTTAAACGTTCATATTGAAAAATGGGCACGAAATACCCTGTTAACTAAGGATCCTAGGTTTGTTTTTAAAAGAGAGTCTATTTGTGATAAAGGTATTTTTTTACAAAAAAAACGATACGTCTTACATAAACTCGACGATGAAGGAGTTGTTTGTAATAAATTTAAATACACTGGGGTAGAAGTGGTTCGAACCACAATGCCTAATGCAATTAAGCCATATGTAAAAAAGATTATTGAGCATATGATTATGAGTGAAAATCAAAACACTACAAATGAAATCTTCGAAGAGACGTATGAAATTTTTAAGTCGTTATCTATAAAAGACATTGCATTTGTAATGGGTGTTAAAGAATATGAAAAATACAGCATACATACTAAAGGCTGGATGGTCAAAAAAGGAACACCGATTCATGTTAAGTCTTCTATATATTACAACAAGCTTTTAGAGTATTATGGTATTTCTAAAAAGCATGAATATATTAGTTCTGGTGATAAAATACGATATTTTTATACAGTACCTAATAAATTTGGCTTAAATTCTTTAGGGTTTAAATATGATATACCTCGAGAATTCGAACAAGACTTTAAAGTAGACTACGAGAAAATGTTTGAAAAAATTGTATATAGTGTTATCGATAGGTTTTATGATAATGTAAATTGGAAGTCGTTTCGCCCAGGGCAAGCCGTTAATACAGATTTATTTGATTTCTTTAAAATACCTGTTGCAAATTAAAATATTTATATTATAATAATAACATGGATATCATTACATACATTGATAGTATAGGTAGGACTTGTTTCGGGGAGTTAGTAGAACAAACAGATTCAATTTTAAGAGTTAAATCACCAGCGATGATTATGGTAACACCTAACGACGCTTCTAATATGAAAGTGGACGTTATGCCGTTATTTTTTACTGAATTTTCTAGTGGCGAGGCTCCAGTATTTAAATACGCTATTTCTCAATATACAGAAGTAGAGGTTACTATTTCTGATAAGATACTAGTGCATTATAATGCTAAGATTAATACTACAGAGGAATCATCTCCGGAAACTCCCGTAGAGCCCTTATCTGAAAAAGACGTACCTGAAGTCACATTATTTGAGGATAATTAATATATGTCAAAATATGCTGAAAAGGCGTATGATGAGACTCTTGTTAATAAAGCATTTGCTAAATTACAAAAGCTTAATAAAAACGCGACTACTCTTGAAGAGAATACGCTTAGTAATGTAACTGAGTGGATTGATACTGGGTGCCTAGTATTAAATTCTATTTTATCTGGATCTCTATATGGAGGTGTACCTAAAGGTAGAATAACAATTTTCGCTGGTGAAGCTCAATGTGGCAAGACTTTTATTTTAAATAAGATTCTTGCCAAGGCTCAGAAAATTGGAATGGTTCCTGTAATATTTGATACTGAAGTCGCAATTGAAAAAGAAGGAGCTGAAAATGTAGGTCTAGATGTTTCAAATGTAAAATATGTTCCTGTTGATACTGTTGAAAATTGTCGTAATCAAATTATGGCATTCTTAGACAGTGTTGAAGAAGAGCCAGAACTCCACGGAAAATTTATTATATCAATTGATTCTCTTGGAAACTTAGCCTCTTCAAAAGAAATTGCTGACGCTGAGGCTAATAAAGGAGCCATGGACATGGGGCTCAGAGCTAAACAGCTTAAATCCATGATGCGTATTATTACATATAAGGCTGCCGTAACTGGTACAACCATTATATGTAGTAATCACACATATGCTGACCCTGGTGCACTCCATCCTACCTTAGTCAAACAACAAGCTGGGGGATCTGGTCCTATGTACATGGCTTCTTTATTAGTCCAAATGGCTGCCAAAAAAGAAAGGACAGATACTGCAAATGATAAAGACGAAGCGTTGACTGAAAGTAGAAATTACTCCGGTGTTACTCTTCGAATGTTAACTGTAAAAAATAGGTTTATACCTGCATTCTTACAAGCGGAGGCATATTTAAACTTTAAAACAGGTTTAGATAAATATTCCGGATTAAAAGAGGTTGCCGTGGCTCATGGAGTTATTCAGCAAAACGGTTCTACATATACTATGGGAGACAAAAAGCTAGGATACTACAAGAACTGGCGCAAAGACGAGGAACTGTGGAATAATATATTACCTAAGATAGAATCTTCTATAAGTGAAAAATACCGGTATGGTAAAGCTTTAGAAGATAATGCTATATTAGAACAAGACGATGAGTAAAGCTGTTGTACCTATTTCAGGTGGTTTAGATAGTTCAGTTATATTAAGTATTGCGACAAAGCAGCACGACGAAGTATTTGCAATAACATATAATTACGGACAAAAACACGATAAAGAAATTCTATGTGCAGGTACTCAAGTAGATTATTTTAGTTCTAATATCGAAGAACATAAAATTATAGATATAACATTTTTTAAGGATATAGCACCTACATCTTCCCTTACTAATAATGATATCAAAGTAGCACACGCAAAAGACGTATTAGGAGACGCCCAAACTGTAAACTATGTTCCGTTTCGTAATATGATGATGCTGTCTATTGCTTGCTCATACGCAGAAGCCGTCGGTGCAGATACTGTTTATCATGGATCAGCTTTAGTAGACAGCCAAGCTGGATACTGGGACGGTAGTATTGAATTTCGTGATAAAATAAATACACTAATTTCTCTTAATAGAAAAAATAGAATTGAAATAAAGGCTCCTTTAATTCATCTAGCAAAAAAAGAAATTATAAAACTCGGAATTGATAATGATGTAATATTTGAAGATACATGGACGTGTTATGAAGGTAACGTAAACGCTTGTGGATATTGTACAGCGTGTAGTTCTCGTATACAAGGCTTCTTACAAAATAAAATCAAAGACCCAATAGAATATGAACGAACAGATATACCATGGTAGTGAACTAGAATATTCTGATATTTTATTAGTACCAAAATATAGTCAATTAGATTCTCGCGAAGGTGCAAACGTATCTTTTAAGTTAGGGAAGTTTTCATTTAACTTACCAGTAGTTCCATCTAATATGAAAACTGTAATAGATATCGAGCTATGCAAGCAATTAGATGATAATAATTATTTTTATATTATGCATCGGTTTGATAATGTATTTGAAACAGTACAAAAACTTAATGACCTTAATTGTAATTGCGTAAGTGTTAGTATAGGAGTAAACCGAGAATCTTATGATCAATTAGAAGCTATTATACTTAATAAATATAGAATTGATATTATTACAATCGACGTAGCTCATGGACATCATCAAAAAGTCAGTAGTATGGTTAGGTATGTTAAAAAATATTTCCCTGATTCAATAGTTATTGCCGGTAACGTCGGAACCTATGATGGCTTTCAATTTTTAGAAGACGCTGGTGCTGATGTTATTAAAGTAGGAATTGGATCAGGAGTTATCTGTACTACACGGTACAAGACCGGGTTTGGTACACCTATGTTTTCAACATTATTAAAAATTAGCTCCCACAATACAAAGGCTAAAATAATGGCTGATGGTGGATGTAAAGAATTTGGAGATATTGCAAAGGCTTTAGTTGCTGGAGCAGATTGTGTAATGGCTGGATCTTTTTTTGCAGGTTGTATTGACTCTCCTGCAAAACATATTAACGGACATAAACAATACTACGGTAGTACATCATATACTCAAAAAAGAAATAAATTAAATTTTGTTGAAGGTAAACAAATAGAAATAGAATTAGCACCGGAATATAATATTAGATTAAGAGAAATTGAAAAGGCTCTTAAGAGCTCTGTTTCATATGCTGGTTGCAAAGATTTAAGTTGCCTAAGTAAAGCGGAGTTCATACAATTAAAATAACTATGTGTGGAATTTTTGGATCAAACAATATTAAGACGTTTAGAGAGCTATATACAAAAAACTCTGAAAGAGGAAACTTTGTACGTAGCGTGACAATGCTATTCCCCGGTGGGATGAAAAATGATATTCGTGTGTCAACAAAATATGAACAAGATTTTGATAAGCATATAGAAGAAAACCCTTTCTGTATATATTACCTAGGTCACGTACAGTCACCAACATCCAACGTTCGAGACTTTAATATAGAGACTTCTCACCCGTTTAGTTTTAAAAATAGATACATAGCACATAATGGCGTACTATCTAATCATGAAGAATTAATACAAGAGTATAATTTAGATATTAAATGTAAAGTAGATAGTAATGTGATTTTACCCTTAATAGAAAAAATAGGATTTAATGACGCAATCTCTGCGCTACAAGGAACATTTGGTTGCTGGTACTATGACACCGACCACGCAGAATTACGTATATTTAGATCAGGCTCTACACTATTTAGTAACGGTGGGGATTTTAGTTCGATTCAAGTGAGTGATGAATATAAAGATATAACTGAAGGTACTGTTCTGATTTATAATTTTACTAATAATACCTTTAATAAAGAAGAAGAATTTGAACTAAACATGACACCATTCTTTTTATGAAAACTTTAATAGCAGTCGCTACACAAGCTACGAGTGCAGAGTTTTTAAATTCTAGATTATCTAAAAGCTTGCAACATCACGAAGAAAACACTATAACTACGTTTGATCTTCAACCTACATATAAAAATACTAGCGGGTTGTGTGATGTTTACAATAATTATCTTACACCAGAAAACTTTAAAAAATATGATTGTATTCTATTCGTACACGATGATGTGTTTATTGATAGTATAAATTTTTTAGTAGAGATCCGTAATTTGTTTAAACAAGGGTTTGATGTAGTAGGTCTAGCAGGTGGAAGTAAACTACAAGTTAAAAAACCTTGCCTATGGCATTTATTGTGTAAACCAGACTCCCTATCTGGAATAGTATCACATTATCAAAATAATACAGACTACTCTCCCACAATATTTGGTGCAACACCAAAAGAAGTGGTATTATTAGATGGTGTATTTTTAGCTATTCGAACTAAATCAATTGCAAAGAAGAAAATAAAATTTGATAATAACCTTAAAGGTTTTCATCATTATGATTTAAAATTTTGTTTAGATTGTCATTTAGCTGGTTTACGTTTAACTACAGCTCCTATTCATGTCATTCACGAATCTCCTGGCTTGCTCAACCACACAGAAAGTTATAGCAATTCAGAAGAATACTTCTATAATACTCTGTTAGAACATGCTGACAAACGAAAGTAATTATTTAGATATAGATTTAGAATATTTAGAAAAGGTAGTTTTTAAGAATTGTCTTGAAGATGAAATTTATCTAACTTCTATTATTGATAATCTTAATTATAAATTCTTTAAAAATAAAGACTTTAAACAAATAATTAAAATCATACAGGCTCTCTATCGAAAAAACAATAGACGACCTACTCACACTGAATTAGAATTATATTTAAACACACCGCAGCTTAAAGATCATTATCAAGCAAGTAAGAAGATTACTAACACTCTAGAAGTAGAATTATCTAATGACATATTACTTTCTTATACAGAGAGGTTCTTACAAGAGCAAGCCGTATTTAATACATTTTTAGAAATTGTTGATAATAAAGAGAGAGATATAAAAAGTATTCATGACAAATTTTCAAAGGCATGTAATATTTCTATTACTACTAATGTAGGTCATAATTATTTTAAAGATGTTGAGCAACATATTACTGACTTGACAACCCGGGAAGAAAAAATTAAAACAGGATGGGATTGGTTAGATTCTAGACTTGGTGGTGGTTTCTTAGAACAAGGTCGTAGTATGTATGTATTCGCCGGACCTACTAATGTGGGTAAGTCTATATTTTTAAGTAATATTGCAAGCAATGCAGCAGCAGAAGGTAAAAATGTTTTAGTCGTTTCTCTTGAAATGTCAGAAATGATTTATTGTAAAAGGATTACATCAAAGCTCACCGGTTTACCTATAAACTATTTACATGATCATGTAGAAGAATTAAGAGAAAGTGTAGGTAAATTTAAAATGACTCATCCACGAGCTAATATGATAATTAAAGAATTTGCTCCGAGTTCTATTACACCTCCACAACTTGAAGGGTATATTAAAAAATTAATAAATAAGAAATTTAAACCTGATATTATAGTTCTTGATTATTTAAATCTCCTAGCAAGTACATATGGTAATAATTCGTATGAGCGTGTTAAGAGTATTTCTGAACAAGTGAGAGCAATGTCATATACATTTGAATGTCCTATCATTACCGCTACACAAGTAAATAGAACAGGTTATGGAAACACTACCAATGGTCCTGGATTAGAAGCTATTGGAGAAAGTTATGGATTAGGAGCCACTTCAGATGTTATTGTAAGTATTTGGAGAACGGAAGAAGATGAAGAAGATGATGCGCTTCATATCGGCATTATTAAAAATAGATTTGGTTCCAATACAGGGAGCACTCGAGTCTCTATAGACTATAACACTCTTACACTTACAGAAAATAATGATTTAAATATTAACGAAGATGTAAATACTGCGGAAAACGATGCTGTACAATTCGGGAGAGTATTGTAAATATAAATAATGTCCAAGAATGAAATAATTTTTACAGACTTAGATCTCGACGGTTGCTGTAGTTATTTAATTTATACATGGTTTAAACAAGCCAAGCCAAAAGCTATAACATTAAAAGTATCTAACATACGTGAGAAAATATTAGGTTGGCTTAATTACAATAAAATTGAAGATTATAAAAGGGTATATTTCTTTGACTTAGACACTACAGAGATTAAAGATTTAATAGATAAACCCAACGTACTTATTTTTGATCATCACAAATCCCATGAAGATGATTATTCATTTGCTAAAACATATATCGATGTAAACCAACCGTCATGCAGTAAGCATTTATATCAAATATTCAATCACATATATCCAGACGTAAATTTAACCAGGGAACAGAAAAAGCTAATTACATTTGCTAACGATTATGATTGTTATGAATTAAAATATCCTGAAAGTAATAAATTAAACTTTTATCTTTGGTATAAAAACGGTGATAAATTACAAAATTTTATTAATGATTTTGAAAATGGGTTCTTCGGCTTTACTAATGAACAAAATAAAATAATCAGCTATCATTTCTATAGATTCAAAAAAATGAGAGATAATATAGATCTATATAAAGCAAAGCTCTCGATAGCAGGAAAAGAATATAATTTTATTAGTACTTTTGCTAATGAATATGTTAATGATCTTGGACAATATATTGTTGATAATTATAAGTGTGATGTATGTATGATGATTAATTTAAAAAATAACAGAGTATATTTACGCAGAAATAGAAATATTGATTTTAATTTAAGTAAATTCGCTAAGAAAATATGTGACGGTGGCGGACATGAATATGCAGCTGGTGGTATATTAAATGATAATGTACTTTCTTTAAGTAAACAATTTGAACCTCTAAATAAAAATGACAGATAGTCCATACACAATTTTAGAACGAAAAGATATTGTACATACTTTTCTAACATTATGTAGTTTTGTTTCTATTTGTGAGAATAGAAAGATTAACCTCGCAAATGTATTTTTAGTAGTTCTAAAAGAAGAGAAATATAGAGAACTGTTTAAAAGGGCATTATTAATAGATAATAATTTCGGATTAGTAAAAATATTTCTACAACACGATCCATATCTATATAAAAGTAAATATATAACAAAATACCTTAAAAAGAATTCTATAGATTTATGAATAACCTATCAGTGTTTGAGAAAAATATATATAATATTTATCTTAAAACTTCTAGAGATAAAAAGGGGTTTACTCCTCGAAAAGATTTTAAAAAACTAGACGATACAAAATACGTTATACTTAAGAAAATATCAAATACTTTAAGAAATAAAAAAATAGATCCGATTATATTTTTTAATGCACCATATAAATTATATTCAGAAAAATATGTACCGCTTGATTTTTATAGTACATTTAACGCTATTTCTACATATAAAAAATACACAACAGATATAGAATTAACAAAACCTGATCATGAATTTAATATTACTAGATTAAGAAATAGCTTTAAATTTATTTATGGTATGTGTATTGAACATAATTTAACAAGATGTGACGAATACCTCGACATACAGTCGGGAATATATCCTAATTTTATTCTAGATCTAAAAAATAATGATATTAATTACTATTCCTTGTTGTCTCTCGATATATCAGAAAAAAATATTAAGCTAGAAAAAAATATAGTTGAATTTGCATGTAATAGCTTCTATAATACGTTGAGTAGTTTGAGATCGAAATATACATTTTCGAAAAAACTCAAACCTTTGGGAATAAAATTAACTAATACTATAAATAAAATATTAAAAAGAAAATGACAACAAATATGTTTGAATCAATTAGAGGAGCGATGGCTCAGACCGCGCAACAAACGTCAACTAGTAATATTATGCGACTAAAGCCAGGTAATACATATATATTACGGCTTGTACCGTTCGTAAAGGATCCTAGTAAAACGTTCTTTCATTATTATTCACACGGTTGGGTAAGTGAAATGACCGGGCAATTTCAAAGCGCGATTAGCCCGCAGACATGGGGAGAAAGAGATCCTATTGCAGAGGCTCGATATAGACTCTCTCGTACCGGTTCTGAAGAAGAAAAAGAAAAGGCAAAAGCTTTAAACCGTAAAGAAAATTGGCTTGTTAATGTTTATGTAGTAAAGGATCCTGATAATCCTGAAAATGAAGGTAAGGTAAAAATTCTTCGCTTTGGTCGTCAGTTGCATAAAATTGTAATGGAAGCAATGGAGGGAGAAGACGCTGACGAGTTCGGTGAGAAGATTTTTGACCTCTCGAGTGAAGGTTGTAGTTTTCGAGTTAAAGTTGAAGAGCAAGGAGGATATCCGACATACGTAAGCTCTCGCTTCGCTAGTCCTTCTCAAATCTCAGGAGTAACGGATAATACTATTAAAGATGTTTATGATCAAACATTTGATCTAGAAAATGTTTTCCCAGTCAAAAGCTATGACGAGTTACAGACAATGCTTACCGAGCACTACCACGGAGTTACAGAAGATTCAGTAACAGAGCCCGTACAGAAACAATCAACAAAGCCGCCTGCTGAAGAAGAAGATGATATACCTTTTGATGATTTAGAATCTACATCAAAAGGTGACTCTAAATCGTCTACTATTGATGATGATAAAGTTAAAGAGCTTCTTGATACTCTAGAATAAAGATGACCGACGAAGACGCAGTAAAGTTAGCTATTCATGATATGAATAAACAAGCACATGGCTTGAACAGAGATATTGTTCAAAAGAGTGCTACAATGAATGATATTCCTATACAAAAGGATATATATAAGCAACCAGCGCGTCACTCAGTCCCACAACAGCAACAACCAGTACATCAACAACAGGTTGCTCTTTCTCAACCTGTTGCTCCTCAACCGCAAATTACAGGAGACCCTGCTCTATTGAATAGTTTAATAGAGCGGGTCTCTGCTGTTGAAAAACAATTTACTAAATTCATAACTTTAATTGAACGGAGAGTTGCAAAAAACGCAAAAGAAATTAATATACGAATCAAATTAAACGAAAATAATGATTCTACCAATAAAGAATAAAGATAATTTTATTCAAAATTTTCTTAATCCGGTCTCGAGATTAGATTCAGCGGCGACACTAGATATAAGCAATAATATATCTACTATTGTTCATAATAATTCTAACATTTTTCTTAAAGCAGAATATAAAGTCAGTTGGGATGATCACCCTCAAGACAATATTATATGTTTACCGGATACAGTTAAATTAATTAAAATTTTATCATGCTTAGATGAAGCTGATATACGCCTTAAAGTAGAGGAAAACAGTATTACATATAATGATAAGTTTAATAGATTTAAATATCATTTATTTGATAGTAGTATAACTAAAAATACTGCATTTGATTTTAATAAAATAGACGATATTACATTTAACACTAATTTTAAACTTACAAAAGAAAAAAATAATGCAATATTAAAAGCATTACCGTTTGTCACCGAATCAAGTAAAGTATATCTTAAGACTGAAAATACAAACGTATATGCTGAATTATCAGATAAAAAACTACAAAACGTAGATAGTTACACTACAATACTCGCTGAGGAATATGATGGAGATAAATTAGATTACGAGCTAATTTTAGACGTAGAACTATTTAGACTTATATCTGTATTGAGTTTTTCCGAAGCTATAATTTATATAAATAATGAATATAAAATGCTTATGATTAAACTAGAACTTAAAGACAGCGACCTCACGTTTGTTAGTACTAGTTATAAAAACTAATGAAAAATAAAGTCACAACTTGCGGGTATTTTATTAAGCGATTAAGGGATAATGGGTATACAGTAAATAGGATTTTCTCCGAGTATACCACTGAAGACCCTAGACGCTGGACAGTAATGCTCAACCCACAAACAAACGCTTTATATATAACTTGTTATGTTAATTACGACTGGACTGAAGATTTTAAATTTGAACTAAATGACGGTAGTCGATTTAAAAACTTTCAGTTAAAAACAGATAGTATGGAAGTTATTATGACTAAATTAATCGAAAAAGATATAATGCCTAATGAAAAAGACAATTCCTAAATCTAAAAATTTCGATAATTTATTAAAGTCCAGTATTAATGCCGTCGAACCAGCTGAGATAGAAGAACAGGATATGTCGTTTATTACTGACTATCTCGGAGAGCATTTAAAATCATTTATACTACTAGGATATGATCTTAAAGGAGAAAGTGTAGTAATGGTCTCTGGTAAAACACCTCAAGATTACGACGCTATAGAAACATTATTAAGACGCGTTGCGGGAGTAGACTTTTTTAGAGACGTACAAGAACAAACAAATACAAATGAATAAGATAGTTGTTTTAGGAAACGGTTACATAGGGAGTAAGACATATAGATATCTTTTTGATACTATCGGAAATATACATGATATAGTTCACCTATCAGATTACAAGTATAATGTACCAGAAAGCTTAAAAGAAACATTATTTAGTAACTTATTGTCCGAGTTTCGCGGATCACAACTTAAATGGATAGTTAATTGTGTTGGATATACTGGAAAACCAAATGTAGACGCTTGTGAAGAAAATAAGCAAATCTGCTGGGATTTAAATGTAACATTTCCTACCGTTCTAGCTCAGTTCTGTAAACAGTACGATATAAAACTGATTAATGTAAGTTCAGGATGTATATATGACGGTCCAGAAAATGTACTCTATACAGAGGAAGATGAACCTAATTTTGGATTACTTAACTCTGATAGTAGTTGGTACAGTAAAACAAAACACGCAGCAGAGCTATGTTTACGTAATTACAACAACGTATATACTCTTCGAATAAGAATGCCTGTTTGTAATGACTTTAATGCGTCAAAAAATTACTTATGTAAACTCTTAAAATATAATAATATTCTCGATGAAGTAAATTCTAAAACTGTTATTGAAGACCTACTTCTCGTGATTAATAAGATTATTAACATTCAAGACTTACCGGGCGGTATTTATAATTGTGTGAATCCTGAGCCTCTTTCAACAAATGAAGTTTGTCAAATCTTAGATAAGTACGGAATGTGGAACCCGAATTGGAAGCTTATTAATTATAATGAATTAAAACAACATATTGTTGCCAACAGATCTAATTGTGTTCTTTCGACAGAAAAATTAAAAACACACGGACTAGATATGCCACTAGAGAGAGAATCCTTAATTAGAATATTAAGTGAATGAAAGATAAAAATATATTAGTAACGGGTGGTTTGGGCTTTATTGGAAGTCACTTTATAGAGCTACTTTATAATAAATGCACAAATTGTAAGATAACCATAGTAGATAGTTATAGTTACTGCGTATCACGTAAAACAGAAGATTATTTATATGACTTATACTACCACACATCAGGACATAGTAATAAGCTAAATATAGTATATGAAACCATATCAGATTTTAAATTAGATAAAGAATATGATTATATTGTAAATTTCGCTGCAGAGTCTCATGTAGATAATAGCATCACCGATGGTGATGTTTTTATCGATAGTAATTATGTAGGTGTATATGAATTACTAAAACAACTACCTGACACCACTAGATTTCTTCAAGTAGGTACAGATGAAGTTTACGGTAGTCTACAATTTAATTCCTCACCAAGCGAAGAATACGATTTATTAGAACCATCATCTGTATATTCCGCAACAAAAGCTGGAGCAGATTTACTAGCACTGTCTTTCCACAAAACATATAAAAAAGATATTATTATAACAAGATGTACAAATAATTTCGGACCTAGACAATATTCCGAAAAATTTATTCCAGTTATTGCGTACAAGGCTAATAATGATGAACAAATTCCTGTATATGGAAAAGGTAATAACATACGTCAATGGATATACGTTAAAGACCATTGCGAAAAAATATATAACGTACTACTGCAAGGAGATGCAGGAAATATATATAACCTCGCTCCTGACTCAGAGTACCATTCAGAAATATCTAATATTGAAATTGTAGAGATAATTTTGACGATTTTGAAAAAACCTAAAAGGTTAATTAGCTACGTTGAAGACAGAAAAGGTCATGATCTTAGATATAGTTTAAGAGACACAATGTATAGAAGTATGATGATTCAAGCTGGTACCCAATTAGAATTTTCTGAAACTCAAAAAACATTTGCCGATGATTTAAGATATACTATAATGTGGTATATTAAAAATGAAAAATGGTGGAGCAAATAATCTTATAATAGACGGTAACAATCTATTATATCGAATTTTCTGGACTAATAATTTTAAATTAGACGAAGCAAACAGTCCTGGACAAGTATTTCTATTTTTACAATCCTTAAAATCTTATGTAGATAAATTTCAATCAAAAGAAATTTATTGTACTTGGGATAAAAAGCTAGAATGGCCTTCTACTAATTTCAGGAATGAAATTATCACTGTAGAATATAAAGCGAATAGGGATGATGATAAATTTAAAGACGTACATGAATACTCAGAGAAAATACAAGAAATTATTTCTTTATTAGGTGTACACAATATGTATCCGCTTAGAATGGAAGCTGATGATTTAATGGCCTGGTTAGCATCTCATCTCTCTGGACAAAATGTTATAGTAACAACCGATAAAGATTTACTACAAACAATATCCGTCGATACTAAAATTTATAGCCCTATAAAAAAGAAAATAGTTACATTACAAAATTTTGAAGAATATACGGGTGTGTCTAAAGATCAATATTTAAACTATAGAGCAGTAACAGGCGATAAATCTGATAATATACCTGGTATACCTAAATACGGATTAGCACGATTTAAAAAATTAGACTTAACTAAATTAACAGAAGAGCAACAAACCATTTATGAAAGAAATTTACAATTAATGGATCTGTCAATTGGTTATGATTATTATCCGGATGAAGTACCTGTATACGAAGAACAATTAAATAATTGCAAAAACAATAAAAGTAATTATAATAAATTTATAGAAGAAGCAAAAAAATTAAATATGTGGTCTATTGTGAGAAACTATTCTTCATGGCGAGAGTCATTTAATAATAACGAAAATATAATAAATATTATTAAGAAGGCGATTAAAAAATGCAAAACAGAGAATTAAAAAAGAATCCTAATATTATTCAGGGACCTGCGGGTAATTCAATTACCCCTGTAATGAGAGAAGTTCGAATGGGTAATGAGATACGTACAGAAGCGCATTATACTGATCCTCACACCGGCCAATTTGTTACAAAGCATATAGTTGATGTTCGACCAGTAGATGAAGCTAAATGAAGTAATACCTCAAGAATATATTGTTGAGAAATTTTATCAATACGCCGGGTATCCTAAGTATAAGAAATTAACTAATGTATACGAAGGAGGCTGTCCTCTCTGCAGAGAAGGTAAATCTTGGAATAAAAAAAGAAGACTTTACTTTATAGTAAAAGAAGATCATATTTTTTGTCATAATTGTGGGTGGACTGGATCACCTGTTAAATGGGTCCAGGAAGTAACTGGTAAAAATTATATTGATATAATTAATGAATGTAAGGATATAGATGTATTTAATGTCCCTATTGAAAAAGAAGATAAGTTAATTCCTGATAAACCACCTTCGTCCCTCCCGGGAGATTGTATTAATCTATATGATAAATCTCAATGTAGTTTTTATAATCATGAACCAATGGTTACTCATGCTATAGTTACATGTAAAGAGAGAAGACTATTAACAGCAATTAATAAACCTGAATCTTTATGGTTTAGTCGAAATGATTTTGTACATAAAAATAGAATAATAATACCATTTTATGATCGTAATAAAATCGTATTTTATCAATCAAGAAAATTAAAACAAAATAAAAAAGACACAAAGCCAAAATACCTTTCGAAAATAGGCTCCGACAAGACTGTGTTTAATATCGATAAGGTAGAAAATACTTTAGATTATATGTTTGTTTTTGAAGGTCCAATAGATAGTTTTTTTGTTAAAAACGGAGTTGCAGTAGGTGGTATTAGTAAAGGTAGATCTTGTTTTACAAAACGACAAGAACAACAAATAATTCAAAAACCTTTTCATAAACGAATATGGGTATTAGATAATCAATATTGTGATGAAACAGCAAAAGAAAAAACCCGATCATTACTCGGTCAAGGAGAACAGTGTTTTATATGGCCTAAGGAATTATTAAATTTTAAAGATTTTAATGAGTTATGTATAAAAGTAAATCGAGATGAAATTTCATCTCGATTTATAATTAAAAATAGCTATACCGAATTAAAAGGTAAATTATTACTATCTAGAATTTAACCCGCCGTCCATCCCTCTGGCCGAGGCCCTGCAATCTCATCACGCCACGCTTTATCAGTTAATCCCTTAGGCCCAGCAATTTCTAAAATCCACTTTTTATCTAACTCCGAAAATTTATCAGATGAACCAACTGGAGTACCAGCCTCAGCAGCAACTTTTTTCGCAAGAGCAGCGTCCGCAGCAGCTTTTGCAGCAGCCGCCTCTTCGGCCTCCTTTTTAGCCTTTTCACTAGCCTCAACGGCGGCAGCATCTGCGGCAGCCTGAGCGACAGCATCAGCGAGTTCACGCTCCGCGGCTTTACGAGCGGCTTTAGCAGCAAGAAATTTCGCTTCAAGATCATCGACTACAGCTTGTTCGTCATCAGTCATCTTCGGGGCATCTTCGCTTGGGATCGCTTCTTTCCAGGCACCCCTGGCTGCCGATGCTACTGCTGTTGTATCGTCTACTGCTTTTTGTAATTCTGCTTGTGTTGCCATAATATTTTAATTATTTATGTTTTTCTATATAAAGGTTTTTAAAAATTTGATTTAAACTTGCGAATCTTTCACATACATCTAAGATTTCACTTTTTGTAGCATCTGATACATCAGCAAAAATAGTACCTACTTTATTATCATCTCTTAATTTGCCTAATACGCTTGAGACACCGCCATTAAGGTATTGTAATACTTCGTCAATATTACCAATCCATTCTTGTAAGTCTGAAAGTTCTTCCTGCTCGTTGGGATTCTGATCTATTACATCTTCAAAATCGACAGCATTTCCCGGTTCATCTAAAGCATTTGCAAAAGATTGCTGATCATCTTCGGGCTCAGCCGCGACCGCTGGAGGTGGCGGTGGTGCAGTTCCTGCTATATCATCTTCTTTTAACAAAGATAAAAATTTATTTTCAAACTTTCCCATGTAACTATTTATTAAATACTTATGATGAAAGGCATACTTTTTGAAGATTTATATAAGTACACTAACAAGTACTGGAAAGACGTAAAGTCTAGACACGTTCGACCAACTACAAAAACGTTAGCTGATATTGCAAAAGCTAGTCCTGATACGTATAATCAAGTTAAAGCTAATCTAGTTCCATTTCCGGGTGATCACTTAATTGAACAACTAGGAGCCGCTTATAAGAGTATATCAGACGCGAATGCGTTAATAAGTCAGCTCTTCGAAAATCCTTCCGTACACCTAGATGAAAAAAATGTGAAATCCGCGACTTTAAAGTTGCAAAAAATTCAAGATCTTATAAAATCTGTATCGGAAGATTTAGATCATGACGAGACAGATAATTAAAAGTGTATTTATTGTATTACTAATCTCAACCTCAATAAGTAGCATAGCAGTTTTATTTTACCCATCACTTACAACGTTCTTAAAGGTTGTAATAGGAACAACCGGAATCCAATTATTATTCTTTTTTTTATATAATAATATCCTTAGATATGTCGCTCGATTGAATCTTGAAAAGGAAGTGCTTCAATTATCTCAATTAGCAGAACAAAATAGAATTTTAGCTGAATGTCAAGGATGTAAGGCAATGAATAATGTATATGTAACGTTAGTCGACGAAAACGAATTTAAATGTGAAGAGTGTGATAGTCTTAATAAAATAAAAATTGATATTAGCACCATACTACAAACTACAATGATTTATGACAAATAACTCAACCGAGAACACACCAGTAACAAGCGACTATTCACGACTAGCAAGATGGTTGTGCTTATTTGAAGCAGTAAATATTATCGCTGAAAAGGCAGAAAAAATAGAACATACAACAGATTGTCTAAAACCGATTCCTATTAACAAGTATATTAATGAAAGATATCACTCTGTTTTAAAGGACGTTGAATATGAACTTAGTAATAATCACCATACACATCGTCGTTAGTACCATATTCACTAAAATACGACGCCTGTTCGGTGTCTAAATCATTAATATAATCAGTCTCAAGAGCTGTTAAAGGACCAACTCCTGATGTATCAGTAACTTGAGTAGATTTAGCTTCAGCAGGTAGCCCTGGTAAGAATGTATGATCGTTCCTACGAGCTCGAAGTTTAAATACATAATGACCTTGAAGCTGATTAATTTCACCAACCATTTGATCCATACGTTCTGTAATTTCAAATATTTTACCGTCTTTCCCTCCTGGTCGGTCGTCACCGTATTCAGTTAATTGAAATACATCTCCTGCGTTAGGCATAGCACTTAGCGTGCCACTATAACCTGCGGTATGATAATAAGAAGAAAGAGTTTTTTGATAAGTTTCAATATCTATTACAGCTGCCAGTTCATCATCAGATACTAAACCATATTGAGAGTATGTTATTGCACCGTCCGTTAAGTCTACTAACATAGTAAGGGTCTGAGGTAGTTGATACCCTTGATATGGATTTTCACCATATACCTTATCAGTCTTACTTAAATCAAATTTTCGGACATAATAACTAACACTGGTTCCATATAACCTTACTTGTTCTTTCCACCATCTTTTATATGTCTGATTACGTTCATTCGTACCTAACGATTTATTATTAAACCGTGTAAGATCTTCTGCATCACTAAGATAATTAACTGCAGTTACTGTCTCTGTACTCCATGCTGATGCCATTATTTTTTAATATAATATTGATTGTTTGCAACATACATTGTTATTCCTGTATTACCTAAATTCCTAGATCCAGTCTCTTCGAGATCTGTAATTCCAAATAATTGTTTTATCTCTTGTACTTCTTGATCATTTAAAAGTCGAACTCCAGTTTGACATGCCTTTAAGCTTTTTAAACCATTTGGCTCAGGTTTCGCACGACTATTAGCAGGTAACAGATTTTGACGAGCTCTACCAGAACCGGTACTTCCTCTTAATTTATATAAATCCTTACAACCTAAAGCTTCAAGAAATTTTCGAGTGAATAACATTTTAATTATTTAATAAAAAAAGCCCCCTGCACTGCAAGGGGCTGTCAAAGGTACTATGTTTTAATTGTATTAGATCTTAGCGTTAGCTTTCTGCTTACCAGGTTTCCCTGAATTCTTTGCAACACCAGGCTTACTACCGTCTGTAGTTGGTTTCCCAGTTGAGGCAGGATCGTCAGTAACCTTTGCATCACCTGTACCAGATGACTTACCACCTAGGCTATCAGCTGCAACATCAGTAGACTTACCTCCACCATCGGAAGGATCAACACCTGGCTTGGCACCATCTGTAGTTGGCTTCCCGGTAGACTGCTCGTCTCCCTCGGCAACGGTTTCAGTGCTCTCGCGCCGGAAGCCTTCTTCAGGCTCCTCTTCATCGCCACCGAATTCATCCTCACCACCGAGATCATCTTCCGGTGATGGAAATTGATCAACTACTGCCTTAAGAGCATCGACTTGATCCGGGCTTAATGTTACAGTGACATCTTCGCCGCCTTCATCTCCGATCTCGTCTCCGAGCTCATCACCGACTGCGCCGAGTCCATCACCTGGGACACCGAGTTCGAAATCATCGTCCTCACTCATAACTTGCTCATAGAGCTTATCAAAAATTGATTTATCTTGTGACATAATATTACCTTTGTTAGAATTATTTATACTATCCTCTACAACTTTCTCTTCTTTTTTGGTATTTTTTTCTTCTCCTTCTTTAGGCTCCTGTAAATCATCCTTTACATTTTCCGTTGGCTCCTCAACTACCTCTGCGCTAGCTTCATCTTTTGGGCGTTGTGTCTTGTCATCTACCTTCACTCCAACACCTTCATCTGGTTGTTTGAATGAAGTTCCATCTTCTTCATTTAGTTTAGATTTTAGTGAAAATCCTCTAGAGCTTGTCGATAGCCGACTTTCATACTCATCCATTATATCTGTATACTTCATAACTTTCTTTTTTTCTTTTAATGTAACTAACTTTTTCTCTACTTTAACTGACTCCCGTTTTACAACTGAGGATCGTTTAACTTCAATTGCATCCCTAACAGCAGCTAAATTCACGTACTCTCCATCAAGATCAAGAACTACGAAGTCATCGTCTTCACCCTCAACCTCTACTATATCTCCGACATCTAATGGCTCATCATCTAAATAGTCACCGCTATGACGAGAAGGATCACCAAAATCTTGTTCATCACCAAAATCCGGACCAAGATCTTCCTTCACCTCTTCTATCTCGTCATCCTCTTCTTTGTCATTTGGCTTTGGCCTACCGGGGGGGTTCGCCTTCTTGCCACTATTTTTTGTTTTCGAAGAACCAGTCCATGGTTTTGTTTTCTGTTTCACTGGATCACCTTCCCGGGCTGCCGCACCAATCGGTGGTCTCGCTTCTTCGATAGTATCTTCAGCAACTACCTTTGCCGTAGCTTGCACAAAGGCTTCATTAATAGAGTTTAAATCTCTGCTGTTCATGTAAATATTTATAGTGCCTAGGCTAAAAAAGGACGATAAATTTTATTTAGGTAATACAAATTTACCTAACCCCAATATGGAGTACGAATGGACTCCTGAAATGGTGAAGTCTCTTAAGAAGGCGAGACAGAACATTCTCCACTTTGCAGAAAACTTTTTTCACATTGTTAATCTTGATCAAGGTAGAATAAAAATTAGTTTATACTCTTATCAAAAAAGAGTGTTACGTAGTTTAAGAGATAATAGATTTGTAGCTTGTATGGCTAGTAGACAAACAGGAAAAACTACTATGATGACGATCTACGCGTTATGGATTGCTTGCTTTCAAGACGATCAGCGAATATTAATCGTCGCAAATAAAGAACAGACTGCTATTAGTATTTTTTCACGAGTTAGGCTTGCATATGAGAATTTACCAAATTATTTAAAACCAGGTGTTATAGAGTACGGTAAAACTTCTATGAAATTAGCAAACGGTAGTAGTATTGGTATTAGTACTACAAGTTCAGATGCAGGTCGAGGTGAATCTGTAAATGTTTTAGTTCTTGACGAGTTAGCTTTTATTCCAAATAATCTTGTTGAAGAATTTTGGAAGTCAGTATACCCAATTATTTCAGCATCAACAAAATCTAAAATATTTGTTGCATCTACCCCTAATGGGAGTGGTAATTTATTTCACACATTGTATACAGAAGCAGAAAAAGGAATAAACAACTGGAAGGCAGAAAAAATATTATGGCATGAAGTTCCAGGTAGAGATGAAGCATGGAAGCACGAAACTATTAAATCTATAGGAAGTGAAGAAGCTTTTGCACAAGAGTTTGACTGTAAGTTTCTTGACACTGGCGATTCATTTATTGATGAAATCTTCTTTGAAAAATTATTAGCAAAAGCAACAGAACCAACATATGTGTTTGATGACGGTTGTTATAAAGTATGGGAAGAACCTGATAAAGATCATTTATATACTATTGGTGTTGATGTAGCAGAGGGTGTAGGTCAGAATTTTAGCGTTATACAGGTCTTAGATATAACTGAACTACAAGACATAAAACAAGTTGCAGAATATGCATCTAATGAAATTAATCCATTTGAATTTACTACTAAAGTTCGTGATATATGTTATCACTGGGGCGCACCTCCTGTATTAATTGAAAGAAATAATTGCGGTAGTCAGGTTGTAGATAATTTATATCACCAATATAATTACAGAAGTATAGTTAATTGGTCGCCTAAAGTAGGTCAAGTAAAATATGACAGACTAGGGGTATATGCTCACACTAATACCAAATACAAAGGTATTACTAATATGAGATATTGGGTTAATGATATTAAGTGTGTTGATGTAAGATCAAGACCAGCTGTTGTAGAAATGAAAAATTTTGTACGATACCCTAATGGGTCGTGGGCAGCCCAGCCAGGGTTTGATTATGATGATAGGGTTATGGCGATGGTGTGGGCATTATTAATATTAGAAAATAGCGTCATTCAAAAATATTATAATGTTGTAGAAATTGATGATAATCAACGACCAGCAAAAATAGAACTCGGCCCATATATCGATCAAAAATTTAGCAATTTCCTCCAAGATTATAAGATGCAAAATATTGACGACACCTGGAAACCACCTCCAGTCATCTTCGAAGATATAAATATTTTTAATCAGGATTCCGATCCTAATTATAATGCAGATATGGATGAACTAGAAGCACAAGGATATGTTAAAGTATGAACCAATCACCACTTAATAAAAATAGACAAGATAAATTTATATTAGTTTTAAATTTACCTGAAGGTATAAAAAATATTGTAGACAATATAACTAGAAATACAAACAGACTCGATGCTAATAGTTTAGAAATTAGTATTGCAGGTGCAGTAACTCCTACTATTAGTGTTCCTGAAAAAACTATTCCATACGGAGCACAAACTATAAAAGTTAGCTCACATGCACGACCTTCATATGAATCTTTAGATATAGATTTTAAAATTGATAACGAATTTAAAAATTATTGGGCAATATATAAATGGCTAGATATTATAAATGATATTAAAACTGGTAACTTTAACGAGGATGATATTATAAAATATAAATCAGCCCAAGAGTTATCATCCCCTTCTCAGCAACTACCAGTATATTCATCTAATTTAACTGTATACGGATTAGATGAATATGAAAACAGAAAAATCCAATGGGATTATATTGGAGCATTTCCAACTAAATTAACTCAAATTAAATGGAATTATGCTATTAGTGAAGAAATTTCCTCCTCTGCTACTTTTGAATTCACCCGGGTGGAAGCAAAATTAATTTAATCAAAGCAATAACTCATAACTAAATTAGTCGTATATGAGCACATAGGCATTTTATCTTTAATTTTTATAAATTGGTCATATGTGATAAACCCTTGTTTATATGCTTCTCCCTCAATACATCCAATCATTGTATTAGTTCTATCTTGTATAGACTTAACATACATCGATGCAGCGAACATTTCATCTGGATTTCCAGTATCAAACCATGCATAATTACTATTTAAACTACTGTGACCTAGTACATTATCTTGTAAATAACTTTTATTTAAATCAGTAATTTCTAATTCGCCTCTCTCTGATGGTTCCAATCTACGTGCTCGTTCTCCAGCTGTATTATCATAAAAATAAATACCTGTAACAGCTAAATTACTAGGAGGAACATCTGGTTTTTCTTCTATAGAAACTATTGTATCAGTTGCATCAAGCTCTATAACACCATAATCGCTTGGGTTTGAAACTTTATAACTCACAACACAAGCTTTATTGCCATTAAGTTTTGGTTTCTTTATACCAGTAAAAATATTATCCCCTAAAATTAAACATATATTATCATCTCCTTGCCAACCTTCCGCAATAATTAATGCCTCTGCTATACCAGCTGGTGACATTTGTATTTTAAATGTAATATTAAGACCTAGATATGGTCGTGGTTTATCTGTTTGATTAAACAAATGCAACAAATGAGGATACGCTTGAGCATTTGTAATAATCATTATATCCTTTATTCCTAATCTTATTAAAGTCGATAGAGGATAATAGATAGTAGGCTTATCGTAAATTGGTAACAGCTGCTTTGAGACTGTTTTTGTACTAGGATACACTCTAGATCCTGTACCTCCAGCTAATATGATGCCCTTCATATATTTATATTATAATGCCTATTTCGCCAAATCAACTAAATTATGCCACCGGAAAACAATAAATACTTGTAAAGGTTTTTTACTATGAGCAGACGAACAATTCAATCACCAGGTATCGAAATAAGAGAAATTGATATGACTCAACGGCCAGCCGCCGCCGTAGGAACAAGCGTATTCATCGCTGGATTCTCTGATCAAGGCCCAACAGATGAAATTTTTAATGTTGGTACATTCGGAGAATTTCAAGAAATTTATGGAGTACCAACCAACGCCGCCGAGAGATATTTTTATCATTCGGCTAGACAAGTGTTTAATAGTGATGCCAACGTTTTTGTCTCTCGTATACCTTATGGTGGTTCAACTGGTACGAGAAGGTATTCTGCTCTAGTTTACCCGGTTGGTGGCCTTAATACTGCAACTGTTACTGGATTTAATGCAAATACTACAGGAACAGGAACAGCACAATTAGATTTACTTCTTAATAAAAGCGCTGTTGGTATGATAAGCGGTGTAGAGACTCAAATGACTGCAGCAGGTGGATCAACAGTCGGGGTAGAATTAATTATTAAAGATGCAAATGATAGTTTAAGTTATGTTTCTGCAAAAACAAACATGTTTGCTACAAGCGCCGCAACCGGGGCCCACTCGGCGGCCGCGAGCGATATAAACACATATACATTGTCTGCTATTCCTTCAGCGTTTGGTGCTGCTTCTGATTTCTCTGCTCTTACTGCTGTAGGAACATCGTTAGTTGCAGGAGAAGTGTTTAGTAATGCAGCTGACAATTTTGGTAATGTTCCATTTGGGGTAAGTAACGGAACAACAACATCTTTAAGTTCATCTAATTACTACGTAATTGGTAATCCAACATTAGTCGAATTAACCGAAGCGCAATACAACGCAGCCAAAGACGGTAACATTACTTGGTCAAACAATGTATCTGCTGGGGCGGAAGAAACATTTGATGGTACATCGGATAAACTAGGTAACGCTGGTATTATTGTTTTAAATACAGGTGCGACTTATATTAACGATTCCTTTGAAGGTTATTATGGAGCAATTTCAGATAGCTCGCATACTAACCCATCAACACCATATGATGCAGCTGGAGCTTATGTTTATACAACATCAGTAACTGGAACCCGAACCCCGGCGCAATATGCAACTGTCCCGACTTCGAGAATTGATTTTTCATTATCTGGATCTGCGACAGATGAAAAGAGTAGTGTGAGTAAATCTCTTGAAAATATTTCAAAGTGGGAATTAGGTCCAGAGTTTGTTGATACAATTAATTTAGGTATTTTTAAGATTAGAAATACTCCATTCTCGAATTCTGAAATTGAACTAACCCAGTTCTTAGCAGAAGGATATACTGGATCATTAGATGCATCTAGAAAAATTCAAGATGAGAATGGTGGTGCGAAAAAATCAATTTTCATTGAAAATGTCGAAAGCGGCTCTCCTAATGTTAAGGTTTTAGTAAATCCATATATTAGTACAAAGAGTGGTTCATGGACTGTAGCCGGTGGTGCACCTAAGAAGTTTGTACGAACTATTCATACTAATACTACAAATGCTGGTGTATTACAAGCTGCTGTTGATGATACCGCTAGTCAAAGATTAAGAAATATAGTTAATTTTGCTAAAGAACAAGGATTGTTCCCATTAGGTGTTTATAGTTCTACAACTAACACAGCCCTGGATAAAAACATTGGTAGTATTCCAGATAAGTTAGATAGAATATTTGAAATTGGTAGTAATGTTGATGTATTCCAAATGGATGTTACTGTTGAAGCTGGATTAGGAACAGTTCATGCTTTAGGTAATGGATCTAATTTTGATGATACTACTTATGTAGATGTTGGTAATGCAAGTACGGGAACAGGGTTTTATACAGCAGACCCTAATATGAAAGGCACTACTACTCAAATAAATTATAGAAATGATTACAGAACTATATTCAATAAATTTGAATCATTTGCGCGTGAGACTAGAAAGGATCATATTTTTATTGCTGATGCACTCCGACCATTAGTTGTTCAAGGATCTGCGCCTGGTCAAAAAGTATTAGATGATAAATCTAAGAACTTTAGTAAGCATGTGTATTGGCCCTTAAGACATCAATTTGGTGTTGCTAATAGTAATTTCGCGACAACATATGGTAACTGGGCAAAGGTTGGCGATGCATCCAGTGGTGCACAAATTTGGATTCCATTCTCTGGAGTCGCTGCAAAGATCTTTGCCCAAAACGATGCCGCATATGCACCTTGGTATGCACCAGCTGGTTTTAACCGCGGTGTTGTTGGTGGTGTAAATGACATTGCAATAAGCCCGACCCAACGTCAAAGAGATCAATTATATAGGATTGCGATTAATCCTGTTACACAATTCCCGGGAGAAGGTATTGTTATATTCGGTCAAAAGACATTACAACGTAAACCTACGGCATTTGATAGAATTAACGTTCGTAGATTGTTCCTCGATTTAGAGAAAAGAACACGAGAGACACTGAAATTCTTTATCTTTGAACCTAATACGTTCTTAACAAGAAACAAAGTTGTTAATACATTAACACCAATGTTTGAAAACTGTAAACAAACAGAAGGTATATATGATTATCTTATTGTTTGTGATGACCGAAATAACCCTAACAGTGTTATCGAACAGAATGAGCTAAGAGTAGATATCTATTTGAAGCCAGTTCGTGCTGCAGAGTTTATATTGGTTAACTTTTACGCAGTGAACAACGATGTTAATTTCCAGGAGATAGTTGGACAATAAATTAAAGTAAACACTAAATAATTATAACATCATGGCTGATATTAAACAAACAATTCAAGATTTTTATAAGGTAGCTCAAACGAGAGACTTTGCACGTGACTTTCAATTCCGCGTATTAGACGTCTCTAATAAAGGCATCCCTGTTTTTACTGAAGATGACTTAGTATATGCTACAACCGCAGAATTACCAGGTAAAACAATTGCAACAAAAGATGTTCCTTATAACGGATTTACATTTAGAATCCCCGGGACTGTCTCTTATAATAATAGTGATGCATTTACAATTGATTTTTATTGTGATGCAACAACTAATTCTCGCATTGCAATGGAAAATTGGATAACTGAAACTTATAATGATGAAACTACAACCGGAGATGGTATACTTCATAATAATAGTACAATAACATTAGTTCAATTAAACACTAAATTCGAACCAATGCGTACATATAAACTCCACGGAGTATTTCCAACTGATTGTGGTAATATAGGATATTCTATGTCAGGTGACGGAGAAGTTGCTACAGTAACTATTACAATGGCCTATCAATTCTTTAGGAGAGATCCTGCTATTCGTGGTACTGTTAATACTATAGGTAAATTAGCAGGTGCTCTAGTAGGTTAATTGTCTTAAATATTTACATGGGCAGTTGGCTGAGCGATTTTTTTGGTTCCAAAAAAGATTCTCCTGATCTTGTATCTTCAAATGCATCGAATCTGAGAGAATCATTTTATGAACTTCTTCAAAATTTTTCCACATTCCCTGCTGCCCAAAATTTCTTTTTAGTTAATATAGATACATTACCATCTGCTATAACAGAAAATGATATTAATAAATTAGGTGTACGTACCGGAACTACTTCATCTGGTCTAGACGCAGCTACCACCACCTTTCAGCCTTATTTTGGTGGTGGTAATAATTGGATGTTTTTAGCAACTGGAATTGATCTCACTACAGAAACTACTAATGTAAATAATAGAGGTACGTTAATTAATGGATTATTACCTGTAGGTCCCTTTATGGAAGCAAGAGAGTACCCTGATAATGATCTTGATATACAATTTTCAGATACTAATATTAGTTTGGTTGACAGTATATTTAGATCATGGGTACAATTATATAGCGTATATGGTAATACAACAGAGCCGCTGTTATCTACAAATATAACAATTTCATATATATCTAAACAAACAGTTGATGGAGGCTGGGATCCGGATCCTGTAATTAGAAAAAATTACATATATAAAGATTGTATTCCATATATTATAAAAACTCAAAATGTTGCCGAATATGATGGTGATACAAAAATAGGTAGTATAACTGTCGGCTGGAGATTCTCTAAATATGACGTTAACATACCGTTTAACTAATGATAAGTTACAATGATGTAATAGAAATATCAAGACTCTATACACAGAATCAAATTGATAATCTATTTTCTTTTATTAATAATAAATTACCTAGTAATAATATTATAGAATTTTTACAAAAATGTAAAAACAGCAAATACATAGATAAAACTGATTCAATAAAATTAGATATAAACAAAAAAGAAATAATAATCTTTAAAGATAATTTTTTAAAAAACCTACCGACTTACGAAGAAAAAAAACATAAAATAGATGACTACATTTTAACAATAGGATATCCGGATACTACATCTTTACTAAAAGCATCCTGCATTAAAAAAATACAATACAAAGATACTGTTTTAAGTTTCAATACAACAGATATACCACTATTTTTAATTAAAAAATACTCTAAGGAAATACAATATTATTTAGATAAATTAAACAACACATATACATATTATGTAAATAAAGAATTTAATAGTGGATTTTCTTATAATAAACCCTTAATTATACATATAATATACTTATGTTTTGTTCAAGATTATGAATCTTTATTACAACAACAATTACATTTAATGAGAGAATATAATTTTACATATCAAGATTTTAATCAACTTTCTATTAAGTCTGTAAATCTATACATAAAATTAATTAACAAACAAACAAGTAAGGAAAATTCTAATGTCTGAGTTATTAAACAAATTTAAACAATTATGTACTACTACTTTAATTCTACCTGATAATGGAGAAATTAAATTAACAAAGGTTAATGTAGATTTTCAATCTAAATTACATGATGCCTTAGGAGATATAGATTATAGTGATACTAGTATTGTTCTTAGATATTTACAATATGTAAATGAATATATTATTAATATAGATTTAAATCGACAATTTACATACAAAGATAAATTATGCATTATTAATTTTTGGAGACAAGATATAATTGATGAACAAAATCCATTTAATGTTAAAGATTTAAACGTTATAGATAAATTAAAAGATATAAGTTTAGAGTTACAACTAAACAAAATAAAAGCTTCTATTAAATTTACACAGTGTAACTTAATGCATGAAAATAATATAATAGATTTTTTATTAAACAAAGAAAAAGAATTAAACGAAACTGATATTTTGTTTTTTGATTCTTTTAGATTTTTACATTCAATAGCCGTTGATGATAAAGATTATGAAACAGCTAATCTTTCTATAGGAGAATTATATGAGTTATACCTATTGTTTGACATAGATAATATAAAACAAATCACACAAACAATATCTTCTACATTTGAAAGCATATCTAATATTAGAAATCATGAGGGAGATTTTTCCGCTTTTTATTGATTTTAAAATTAAATATTTACAGATATGTCAGCTACCGGTGATGAGCTCTTCAGCAAACTAACTGACATCGTTCGCGAACTAAAAGACGCGAAGGATGCTTCAGATAAAAGAATAGATGATACAGAAGAAACTCTTAAGGGAGTAAAAGATACATTAGCTGAATCTACTCGATACGATAAAGAGACTTCAACATCTTTTAAAAAATTATTAGAGGCTACTAAAGAACATACTAAACTCTTAAAAGGATTAAAACCAGAAGGATTAACCGGTACTAGTAAAGATAAAGGTAGTAGTTTACTCCCCTCACTTACCACTAAAAACCTACTTCGGGCTGGGATTGGATATGAAGCTTATAGAACTCTTGTTCAACGCCGCGGCGCGACTCAAAATTATGGACCACTCGCTGGGTTAATGGCGGGTGGAGGTGCATATGCAGCTGGTGGAGGAATGGCAGGTTTAGGAGCAATCGGTGGTATGTTAGGCACCGGGCTTGGGTATGGAGCTCTTGGGTATGGTGGTTATAGGTTAGGTAAAGGATATTTAATGGCCAGGAATGCTGCAGGAGTTACGCGCCTGGCGCGCGGCTACGGAGCTGTAAAGGCTGGTGTAAAGGCTATACCAGCAACAGCTAGAGGAGCAGTTGCAGCAGTATCACGGACAGGAGCAGCGGGTGCAGCTGCTAAAACAGCTGGTCTAGGTTTAAAAGGATATACAGGTGTGAAAGATATTGGAGGGACCATGTATAAACTTAAAAACGGATCTATTACTCATATACATGGCGGTGGTGGAGCAGACCATTGGATAAAAAAGGGAAATAAAAAAGCATTCGCGAAAGCGGTGGCAGTGGCCTCTCGCACTGGAGCAGGAGGAGCAGCAATGTGGGCCGGCGCAGGAGGTCTTACTGCTACGAAAGCTATACCTGTAATAGGTTGGTTAATAGCAGCTGGAATGTCAGTAACTGAAGCATATAGCCTTTTGAGTGATCAAGGACTAGCAGCGGTGTTTGAAGAAGAATGGAAAGAAGCTGGGATGCTCGGAAAAGTAGGAAAAACGCTTATGAATCCAGTTAAAGCTGTTGATTTAGCCTCTAAGAGAATAATTGAATGGTGGAAGGGATATGAAGATCAAAGTGCTCTTGATAAAAAATGGATGAAAGTCCGTGAACGACCTACTGTTAGAACTCGTCGTACTCGTAGTGGCGAGGATGTTGAAACTTCCGCGTCTAAAGAAGCTCGTGCCGAATTTAAAAAATATGAACAGTATCATAAAACTAGAAATAAACTTATAACTGATATAGTTGGAACTGGTAAGCCTGGTTCAGGTTTAGATGATGGTATGCATTACCTATGGGGAATGAAAGGATTTGCCACCGGGTCAGGCAGAGGTAATGCAATGCGTTATTTTAATAAATTAGAACTACAATCTCTTAATATAACACAATTACAGGCATTAAAAGGATTTTTAGTAGAACACTCTACCGCAAAAACAGCTCAAACACGTCGCGGTCGAATGAAAGATGAAAGAGATTCCCGGGAGGAGGCTGAAAAGGAAAGCTTTGCTTATAGTACAGCTCCTAATGAAACTCCTAGGAGTTTTCTTAATGAGGCAAATCAACGATTTTGGTCAACAAAAGATTATGATATACGTGCTTTACAAGAAAGAAGATTAGATGAGTTAGTTCTGGCTGGGAAAATTACAGATGAAAATTTTAAATACTTAAAACCACATACCCAAAAATATTTAAAAGAGAACTATGATTTTAACATTCCTGAATTAACTGAAGCAGAAAAACGCTGGAAATCGACTGACTTGCAAGGGTTTAATCAATATCAACAGGAACAAAGAACAGCCAATCAAAATCGAATTGCTGAGAAATTAGGATTAGCCGCTGAAGCTTTCCATAAATTTATTAAATTTATAGAAGAAGATCCGTCAACTATTTCTGGTGTACTTGATGCTAAAGGTAAATCCTCAGTTAATGAGACAAATGTACAAATAATTCAACCACCATCACATGACATGAATAATAATGCTCAGAATTATAACGGTCCGAATTCAGCAGCTAATCAAAATCGAACAGGTACAGGAGGGTTCCGTTAAAAATAACTATTAATGAAAACATTAACATACATGTCAAAAATATTTAAATTTGTTTCATCAGATTTTAAACGATCTCCCGGAGAAACAGAAACCCCTACTGATAGAATAAGAGAAGTTATTGCTAAGCTCGGACAGGGTAAGGGTCTTAAAACATCTCCAAAACTCGCATCCCCCTTAGGTAACGGTGTTGTAGATATAGTAGATAATTTTAGATGGACAAAATCTGATAAAAAATCTATTGCTAGGAAGGGTACACCTAAGATTACATTAAAAGAATTACAAGTTATTAATCCATCGTTTTTTAATAATATAACTACAATATTAGATCAATTAGCAGGTGGTCATACAAATGCAGGCCTTATAAGTGTAATAAAAGATGCGTTTGATCCGAACAGAACTGATAGAGGAGATGCTTTAGCTAATGAATTAGGCTTACCGGTTGAAGACGATGGTGGAGTTTTGAACTGGATTAAAAGGAACCTTCAAAAAGGTCTAGAAAATGCTGAGGCAGGGTCGCAAAGATTACAAGGTGACTGGGAGGAAATTAGACAATTAATAAATCCATATAAAAAAATGAGCATGCCAGTTCAATTAAAATTTTATGAAGATATATATGGTATTATGCCTACTAATTTTATTTATAGAGTACCATATTTACAAGATACATTTAAACAAGTTTCTACATCATGGTCTGTAAATGATCAACACGGGTTTATTAGTAACCAAATAGATAGAATATCAAATCTTGTTGGTGCCGCGGCCCCTAATGTAGGGGTTGATTTTGCTAAATCTTTTCAATATCCATCTGATGGACCCAGTCATGATGTTACGTTTTATTTAGACAATACTGTATATGACGGAAAACTTGCCACTGAACACTCTATAGCAGATAATATTAATTTTGTTTACTTACTATTATATCAAAACTTACCTGCTAGGATTAGTAGAACAGGGTTAATGCCACCGGTAATATATGAAGCTTCGCTTCCCGGAGTTTTTAGTTATAGGTGGAGCTTTTTAAGTAATGTAAATA